TCGGCCCTGGCCTCCGCGGTTCCCTCCGTGGTCAAGCTGCACATCACCGACTCGGGCGGCATCTGCTCCGGCGTCATCCTCGACGCGGCGAAGGGTCGAGTGGTCAGCAACAAGCACTGCGTGTCGCAGGACCCGGATCGGGTCTATCCTGTCACGCTGCACGACGGTCGCACCACAACGGCGAAGGTCGTTGGCGTGTCGAAGGACATCGACATCGCAGTGTTCGAAATCGCAGAGCGCTCCGGCCTGACGCAGGCCCGCGTGGCGACCACGCCCCCGGTCCTCGGCGACCAGGTGTACGCGGTGGGCCACCCGTACGGCTTCGAGTGGAGCGTGTCGCGCGGCATCGTGAGCTTCGTGTCGCGCACGATCCCCGAGTACGGCCGGTACATCCAGACGGACGCTGCGGTGAACCCGGGCAACTCAGGAGGGGCACTTTTCAACGAAGAAGGTGCACTCATAGGTATCCCGTCCATGGGCCGTGTCGCCTTCGGCGGAGCGCAGATCGGCCTGAACTTCGCAATCTCCATCGCGGACGCGCTCGCCGCGATCCACTTGATCGGATAAGCACATGGCAACCCCCTGGGACCTCATCATCGGCAGCGTCGCGTCGATCATCGACAAGATCATCCCGGACCCCGTAAAGGCGGCCGAGATGAAGCTGGCGATGTTCGAGGCGCAGCAGCGCGGCGACCTGGCCGCGCTCCAGGCCGAGGTGCAGCTCGCCCAGGGCCAAATGGAAATCAACAAGGTCGAGGCGGCCAGCGCGGACAACTTCCGCGCCGGCTGGCGCCCGGCCGTCGGCTGGGTCTGCGTGTTCGGCCTGGGCTACACCTACCTGGCGCGCCCGCTGCTGCCGTGGATCGCCACGGTCGTCGGCTGGAGCGCCCCGCCGCTGCCGGCCATCGACCTCGGTGAGCTGGTCGTCCTACTGGGCGGCCTGCTCGGCCTCGGCGGCCTGCGCACAATCGAACGTGTCCGGGGGAAAGCATAATGGCGTACGGTCGCACCTTCCTGCAACTCGTCAACGACGTCCTGCGCGAGCTGCGCGAGGACGAGGTGGCCACGTGGAACGCCACCGAATACTCGACGCTGATCGGGCAGTTCATCAACTCGTGCAAGCGTGACGCCGAGGCGGCCTGGACCTGGACGACGCTGCGCTCGTCCTTCATCGTCCCGACGGTCGCGGGCACGGTCACGTACCAATTCACCGACACGGACGAGCGCGCGCAGGTCCTGGACGCGTGGAACACGACCACCGGCGCCCACCTGGCGAAGCTGACCTGGCGCGCCATGAACGAGGTCTACTTCGGCGGCACGCCGCAGTCGGGCAGCGTGACGTCGTGGGTGCCCAACGGGGTGAACACCTCGACGGGCGCGTACCAGGTGGACGTCTACCCGGTCCCGACGGCCGCGGAGAACCTGAACTTCACCGTGTACGCCCCCCAGGCTGACCTGGCCGCGGGCTCGACGGTCATGGCCGTCCCGTTCCGCCCGGTCGTCGAGGGCGCGGTCGCCCGCGCGCGCTACGAGCGCGGCGAGGACGGCGGCGTCAGCTTCTCGGAGCAGCGGCAGTTCATGGAGCGGGCCCTGGCTGACCACATCGCGCTCGACGCCAACCAGCATCCTGACGACCTGACCTGGGAGGCCGTGTAATGGGCCAGCTCCAGGTCAAGCCTCTCGGGCCCCTGGGTTCGTACGGCCAGAACACCGAGTCGTCGCAGATTGACCTCCCGCCGGCCTTCGCCATCCGGGCGATCAACTGCTTCGTGGATGAGAACGGCCGCCTGACGGCGCGCAAGTCCATGAAGCAGGTCACCGCGGCGAACACGGACCTGGGCTCGACCAACGCGGTCCAGCGCCTGTACCGGCACAACCTCGCCGACGGCACGACCGTGATGGTCGCCGCCGGGAACGGCCGCATCTTCACCTCCAGCGCCACGACGATGACGTCGCGGGGCTCGGGCTACAGCACGAACCTGTGGCAGTTCGCCACGCTGAACGGCAAGCTGTTCGCGGCGCAGGTCGGGAAGTCGCTGCGCTACTTCCTGGAAACGACCTGGGCCGAAACGACCGTCGCCACGCCCAGCAACCCGCGCGCCATCCACGCGGCCTACGGGCGCCTGTGGGCCCTGTCGAGCGACGGGTGGACGCTGTACTGGAGCGACCTGCTCGACGGCACCAACTTCACCACCGGCGCCTCGGGCTCGCTCGACCTGTCGAAGATTCACACGCAGCTCCGCTCGCCCGGCATGGCCATCGTCGGGTTCAACCGGCAGATCGCCGTGCTGTGCCGGGACCAGGTGATCCTGCTCGGCCTGGCGAACAACCTGAACCCCAACGACACGACGCAGCCAATCTACCTGCGCGACAGCATCGCGGGCGTCGGCACCATCGCGCGCGACAGCGTTGTCGCCACGCAGGAGGACGTCCTGTTCCTGGCCGACGATGGCCTGCGCTCCCTGACGCGCTCGCTCGCTGAGTCCCAGGGCCCGGCGCCCCTGTCGGATGTCTCGAAGCTAAACCGCACCTCGCTCATGCGCGCCGTGCGCAACGAGACTGCCGCGGACATCGCGGCCTCGTGGAACCCGGAAGCCGGCTGGTATCAGCTCTTTCTGCCGACGTCGCAGGAGGTGTGGACGTTCGACATCGGCCAGCGCGTGCCCGACGGCAACGTGCCGCGCGTCACGACCTGGCGCATGGGCACCGTTCGCCCCGTCTACCACGGGACGTACTGGGCCGATGACACGATGTACTATGGCGGCAAGGGAGGGCTCTACACGAACGAAACCTACGAGCCGACGGACAGCTACACCTTCGGCGTCGAAACGGGCTGGCTCTCGTTCGACAGCCCGGACGCGCTGAAGCACCTGAAGGCGCTCCTGCTCACCGTGCGCGGCGGCTCCGGCCAGCCGGGCACCGTCAAGTGGTACGTGGACTTCTCCGAGAGCATCTACCGCACGCGGACGTTCACCCTGGAATCCACCTACACGCCGGCGCAGTTCGGGGTCGACGAGTACGAGGTGGGCATGTTCACGGGCGGCACCGTCATCAACGACATCAAGGTGCACCTCGGCGGGACGGCCAAGTTCTTCAAGTTCTCCATCGAGTTCGAAATCACCGACTCGGCGGTCACCCTCAACAACGCGCAGACCCTCATCAACATGGGACGACTCAAATGAGCGACTACACCGTAGCAACGGACTTCGCGGCCAAGGACGCTCTGCCCGGCGGCGACTCCAACAAGATCATCCGGGGCACCGAGTTCGACACCGAGTTCGATGCTATCGCCGTTGCTATCGCGACCAAGGCGAACTCCGCCGGCGCCGCGCTGACGGGCAACTCGACGTCGGACGGCAACGAGATTGGCTGGCGCAAGGCCGTCCAGGTGACGTCCACCGGCGAGACACTCGCGGCCTCGCACAGCGGCAAGTCGATCAGCACCACGGGCAACATGACAGTCGCGAACTCCGTGTTCGGGGCGGGCGATGCTGTCGTGATTTACAACAACTCCGCCTCGGCCATCACGCTCACGCAGGGCTCGGGCGTCACGATGCGTCTGGCCGGCACGACCACCACGGGCTCACGCACGCTCAGCGGCCGCGGCCTGGCGTCACTGTATTTCGTTTCGGCATCCGAGGTAGTTGTCTCGGGCGCCGGCATTTCTTAACCGGGGAGAGAGCATGGCATTCACAGGATTCGGCGACATTCGTGGGTTCATCACTGGCGGCGCGCTGCGCCGGAGCGACGAGGGCCTGCTGTGGGACTTCTATGACCAGGCCGGCGTTGTGCTGACCTCGATCCCCTACGACGAGTTCGCCAAGGTGTACGCCCCGGTGCCCAGCATCGACTGGGCCAAGACGTTCGGCTCGGTCAACGGCGTGGCTTTCTACGACTTCTTCGCCCCGCCGGCCGTCGAGCCGGAACCGGAGCCCGTCCCGGAACCCGCGCCGGCGCCCGTCAAGGACGCGCGCGACCAGGACTACTGGGATCGTTTCGTGGAACGTCTGTTCGGAATCTTTCGCTAAGAGGCAGCCATGGGAATGTTCAGCGGGATGGGTGATGTGACTGGCCAGATCACGGGCGGCCAGCGCTCGGCCGATGGGACGAAGTGGGAGTTCATCGACCAGCGGGGGAACGTCCTCACGTCGATGCCGCTCGCTGACTTCTACTCGAAGTATGGGAAGGACGGGAGCGGCGTGGGCCAGGGGTCGAGCGTGAGCGACATCAACGGCGTCCCGCTGTACTACTCCGCGCAGGCCCAGGAAGCGAGGCGGCAGGAGTACCTGCGCGCCAACGCGCCGCAGGGCTCGGCCCCGTCGCCCGTCGGCGGAATGCTCGCACCGATGGGCTCCACGCCTTCCGCGCCGACCAACGGGGTCGCGGACCCGCGCGGAAACAACTTCCTCGGCGGCCAGGTCACGCGCCCGCAAGGGCCGGAGCTGGCCATGGGCACGCCCGAGATGTGGGGTGCGAACCCGGCGCAGCCGAAGGGCTGGGGCGCCGCGGACGTCGGCCCCACGGGCTACGCCCCGGGCTTCTCGCCGAAGTTCAACGCCCAGCCGCAGCAGCGCTGGAACGGCTACGCGTCCTCGCAGTGGGCGCGCCGCGCGCCGCAGCGCGGAATGTTCAGCAGCGGCGGCCAGCCGGACCAGCAGCAGATCATCCAGCTTCTGATGAAGCTCTTTGGGGGTAGGTAATCCATGGACATCCAGGACTTCTATGACCTCGGCCTCATGGTCGAGGGCGGCGGCAACATGCAGGCGCCCTCGCTGCGAAAGTCCGACTTCGAGTGGGTCGACTACACGCCCGGCAGCGTCACGCAGGGCATGGGCGACTACGATCAGCCCATCATCCAGAACGGCCGCACCGGCGGCTGGCGGCTGAAGGACGACGCTCGCGCGCGCATCGGCCAGTGGTCGAAGAACAACTCGACCAGCATCTCGTGGGGCGGGGACAAGGGAAGCGGCCTGGACTTCGACTCGTTCTTCGGGGGCGGCGGCAAGAGCTTCAGCCCCCAGGACAACCCCTACGCCTTCTGGGGCGACCAGAGCGGCCCGGCGCCGACGTTCGATCCGGCGTCGGCCTACGCGGGCGACCGCAACTGGCTCGATCAGTTCTTCAGCCAGGACGGCATCAACGCCGCGGTCAAGACCGGCGACAAGGTTGGCACCGGCGTCGAGTGGGTGCGCCAGGGCGACGCGTTCGTCCCCGTGCGCAAGTCCGGCAACTTTGAGTGGGACACCAACGGCGGAGACATGAACCGTAAGGCCCTCATGGCCTTCGCGGCCCTCGGCGGCGTCGGGATGCTGGGCAACTCGCTGCTGGCCGGGAACGCACTCGCGGGCGCCGGCGGCGCAGCGGGTGGCGCCGCCACGGGCGGCACCCTGTCCGCGGCCGAGTTTGCTGCGTACGACGCTGCGCAGCTCGCGGCCCAGGGCCTGTCGCAGTCGGCCATCGAGCAGGTCCTCGCCGCCACGGGGCTTGACGCCTTCGCGGCGGCCGACATCGCCCAGCTCGCGCTCCAGGGGCTCGACCCCGCGGCCATCACGCAGAACGTCACCGCGGCCTACGGCGCGGACTTCGGCGGCCTCCCGGCTGCCGGCGCGGGCACGGGCTTCGACCCCAACGCGCCGCTCCAGGAGCCGCCGGGCACGCCGCCGGACGTCCCCCCGAGCTACGAGCCCACCCTGCCGGAACCGCCGCCTGGCGCCCCGCCTGGCACGCCTGGGACCCCTCCGGGCGGCGCTCCCCCGGGCGGCAGCGGTCTGCCGTCGATTCCGGGGCTCGACAGCCTGCCCGACTGGCTGAAGTCGGCCGTGTCTGCGTTCGGCCCCGAGTTCCTGAAGAACATCCTCCCGGGCATCATCCAGGGCGACGGCGCGGACGACGCGCGCAACCGGATGCTGAACGATTGGACCCAGTACGGCCAGGACTACCGCAAGGCCCACAGCGACTACGCGGCGGGCCTGCGCGGGATGCTGCCGGAGCTGGAGCAGGCGTACAAGTACAACCCGGCCACGGTCAACAACGGGTTCGGCACCTCGTACGTGGACCCCGCGACGGGCAAGGTCGGGTACAACCTGAACCCCGAGTACCAAGGGTTCAAGGACTCGTACATGGGCGCCGCGCGCGACGTCATG